ACAAGTTTAAACGGTACGGGCTGATCATGATGACTGTGGGGGCCGGTGTTTTAAATATGATGACCGGGGCGGCCATGGCTACAGTGCCGACCCAGAAGGCTCTGGGCGAACTCTCTTCTGTGGGCGTCCAGGATCTTGCCGCCCTTGAACAGGCCGGGGTGGATTTTTCCTCCCGATGGTCCGGGACCACCACGGCCCAGTTCATTGCGGCGGCATATGACATCAAATCAGGGATATCGTCTCTGACGGATGCCGGCGTCGCCGAATATACACGGCTTGCTGCTGTTACGGGCAAGGCGACCAAGTCGACCACGGCGGAGATGACGAGTCTGTTTGCCACGGGTTACGGTATTTACAAGGATATGTATGCCGGGATGTCTGACATGGATTTCGGGCAGCTTTTTTCCGCCGGTATTTCCGCCAGTGTAAAGAATTTTAAGACCACAGGGTCCGGCATGGCCCAGGCCATATCCACATTGGGGGCCACGGCTGCAACAGCCAAGGTTCCGCTGTCTGAGCAGCTCAGTATTCTGGGTATGCTTCAGGCCACGATGACCGGCGGCGAGGCGGGCACCAAATACAAGGCATTGATGCAGTCTGCCGCCGGTGCCGGGGAGGCGCTGAATCTCCAGTTCATGGACGCAAACAATCAATTGCTCTCTTTGCCCCAGATTCTGACCGCGCTTCAGGGCAAGTACGGCACCACTTTGGATGCCATGGAAAAGATGGAGATCAAAAAGGCGTTCGGTACGGATGAGGCGGTTGCTGTGATTGATCTGCTGTATTCAAAGGTGGCGGATCTGACAACCAATATTGCCGGACTGGACAAGGCCATGGGCCAGGGCGCGTCATTCAGCGAGCAGATGGCCATGGCCATGAACGTGGATATCGGCGCTGGCAAGGACCTGCTGGCCCAACGGTGGCAGAATCTGGTGGAGGTGATCGGCAAACAGCTGATCCCGGTGCTGGTCCCTTTGTTTTCGTGGTTCGGAGATATTATCAACCGAGTCAGGATATTCGCCCAGGAGAACAGCACCTTGACACGTGTTGCCGTATTAACCGTCAGCGGGCTTGCTGCATTATCTCTTGGTATGGGCTCCATGGCTGCGGTTCTGGGTGCTGCAGGGCTATTGTTTCCTAATGTGGCTATCGGGATTGCGTCCGTCAGCAAGGCGCTGATCTTTCTAAGAACAGGTTTGATTACGGCGACGTCATCTGTATGGGGATTTACCACAGCCCTGCTTGCCAATCCCATTACCTGGGTGGTGCTGGCCGTGATTGGTCTGATCGGTGTTTTATATCTTCTTTACAGGCGGTTTGAGGTTGTCCGGACGGCTGTGAGTGCTTTGCTATACACCCTTGGGTATCTTGCCGGTGCTGCGGTAAAGGCGTTCCGGATGTTTTCCCAGGCTGTGATGCACCCTGTAGAGACGCTCAACGCGGCATTGGGATGGTTGAGAGGGATGGTGCCAACGTTTATTGAATCCGGCCGGGCGCTGTGGGGCGGTTTTACAAATGGCTTGAAGAGTATGGTAAACGAGCCGGTTGAGGTTGCGAAATCGGCCCTTGCCAAACTGCGTAATCTATTGCCGTTTTCAGACGCCAAAGAGGGGCCGTTGTCAACGCTTACGCTGTCCGGTGTGCGGATGATGGAGACCATTGGTGCGGGCATTCAATCTGCCGCACCGGATCTGGCAAAGACAGCTGCCGGGGCCATGGCCGGTGTAGCGGCTGCTGCTGTTATTTCTCAGGGTCAAGTGCCGCCGGCCGGTCCCGGTATGTCCGGCCGGGAGCCGGCAAGGATAATTTCCGGGGCTGAGGCGGGTAAAAAGGAGATCCATATCCATATCGGTAATATCTCGTTGCCCAATGCGATCGATGCGAAAGGTTTTGTTGATGAGTTTATAAAGCTTGCGGAGGGCTATGATGTCTGATGGATATATCCGTCTTGAGGACGGCCATGTCTCTTTGGCCGGCAAGCTGGTGCCGGGGGTGCTGGTGTCAATGGAGATCAACGGAACGGTGATGTTTGACCAGGCTGAAATTGACAATGTGTCCGGAAAAAAGAAGACCCCCATGGGGTGGAACGATTCCCTGTTGTTTTTACGGATAAAGCTTTTGTCGGATGCTGACACCACCTGTTATGAGAAGCTTGCCACGATCAACGGGATCTTCAAGGGGATGGACAATAGAAGAAACCCCAAGGTTTACGATATCAAAAACCGCCATGCTGCTGCACGGGACGTGCATCAGGTTGTGTTCAGTGACTTAAGGTCTGCCGAGAGTGATGAAGACGACGTGATCATTTTGGGGATAGGGTTTGAAGAGCATAACCCGCCCGTCATAAAGCCTGAGATCCAGGTATCTGCGGCCCAGGCACAGGAAGCCATGGCCCCTGCTGTAGATACGGCTGATGAGGATGAAGCGCTGGTTGATTCGACTATTGCCGAAGATACGGTAAATCCTTTTGAGACCGGTTATATGGATGGGTTGTCATGATTACAGGCTTGAACATATCTGTAAATATTGGTGCCGTTTCGGTGAACCGTGTGCCTGAAATCCGGATTGTATCCGAGCGGCACAGCCCTATAACCCGGATGCACATCAGTATGCCAGACCCTTCCGGGGATGTGGCTCGGGCTGTGTCGGACAAGGATGAGGTATCCGTTGTGCTCGGATATCGCGGGAACACCCCGGCCACATGGATAGGAACCGTTGCCGGAGAGCCGACTACCTGGAAGAACCGCGACCAGGTCACGATCAATGTGGCAGGCCCTGAGCGGGTGTTGAGCGACACCATGATCAAGCAGGCGTTTTTCCAAGAAACCCCGGAGGCCATTATTAAATATGCCGTATCACGGGCCGGATTGGCCCTGGGGCAAATTCAATCGCCTGGTGTGACATTTCCAAGATTCACGGCATCATCCATACCTGCATGGCAGGTGGTGGTGCAATGCGAGCATACTTGCAGTAAAGGGTTTGGGTTGGATATGGCCGGGTGGGCAATGTGGATGGGGCGGGCCGGCACTGTGAACTGGGGTGCGTTTGAAGAGGTTGCGGATTTACCTGTGATTGAGAGCAATACAAATCTGATCGCACATTTCCCAGGGCGCACCATACGGGATTTATCCCGGGTGGAAACTCTGCTTTTGCCGCATTTGATGCACTCCATGCTGTTTCATCTTACAGATATCAGGCGCGGCATAGATAGTGATTATAAGGCGCTGCGTGTTGAGCATGCCGTCCGCCAAGGCAAGGCCAGAACATTTATAAGCTACGGGACTGAGTATGAAAGATACTGATTTCAAATCTGTTTTGAAGCGGGCGATTGAGCTTGTGCGCCCGGACTTGCGGTCCTACTACCGGGTGGTCCGGAAGGCCAAGATCGTAAAGACCTATGCGTCAAACGGCCAATACTGGGCTGATGTTCAGCCTTTGCGCAATGATGAATCCATTGATGCGGCGGAGCCGGTCATTCCAAAAGTTGAAATTCCGGTGATCTGGGCCGGTCCAAATCGGGGCGTGGTTTGTCCTCCGGCCAATGGGGTGCATTGTGACCTGGAATACTACGATGGTGACCCCAATTATCCGAGGATCAGTAATTTCCGTTGGCATGGCATGGGTGCGCCGTCCGCCGGGATAGGCGAGCTTGTCATTCAACAGGCCGACGGGACATATATCAAGATTGATGCCGGCCATAATATTATTCATGTTACGCCGGCAAACTGGCAGTCTGAAGCCGGCGAAAACTGGACCATCGCTGTTGGCGGCAATGCCATGATCACGGCATCGGGCCAGGCAGGTATCGCAGCCCCCACCATTACGCTGGCAGGGAATGTTGTCTCTACCGGCGCAGGCGGCGGGACAGGCACAGCAACAGAGAAGTGCAATAAAACCCAGACCGGCAACCTGACTCTTGTGGGGGATCTGGCGGTTCAGGGTAATATTTCGGCCACTGGTACGATCATTGATACCGGTGGAAATACCAATCACCACAGTCATTAGAGGTGTTAGGCAGATTATGTCAGTTGATGTTTACGGACAAGATATCAAGGTGGATGCAGATATGCAGGTGGTGGTCGCGGCCAATGGAGAGGCGGTTATGACTGACGGTGCCGGCACCGGTTGTCAGGATATAAAACTTCGGCTGTTCACTTATTTGGGCACGTTGTTTTACGACACCGAGTATGGTTGCCTGCTGATGGACTGGATACAGGATGAGAACACAGCAGAAAACCGGTTAGCGCTGGTGACAGAGGTGGCACGGCGTGTGAGGCTGGACCCAAGGGTGGAATACGGCACAGTGAATGTAGCTGTGTTGGCCTGGGATGAGACCGGGATAACACTCTCTTTGTCCTGGTCGTTTATTGAGGAAGATCATCTGTTTAACCTGGTGATCAATGTTGGAACAGAAAAAGGCGATATGGTGATCAACGATGTCAATCCCTATTAGTAAAACATTAAGCGATATCCGGACAGAGATGTTTGCCAGAATCCAGGAGGTTCAGGAGGAATATCAGACTGCCGGGTATCTGCCGGCACTGTTAAATCTGAATAAAGGTATTTTCAGGGGTCTGCTTGAGTTGTGGAACTGGGGTTTGTATCAGTTGTACGCTTTTATGGTGACTGTTCTGGGCCAGGCTTTTCCTGAGTCGGCTACCGGTGCCTGGTTGGATTTGCATTGCGCCCAGGTCGGGCTTGAGCGAAAGGCCGCTGTGAAGGCGGTTGGTGCGGTCTATTTCCTTCGGGACGACACTTCCGGCAATGTCAATATTTCAGCCGGGCGGATCATTAAAACGCCTGTGGATGGTGCGGGTAATGTTTACCGGTATGTGACTACAGAGGATGTGGTCTTCCCGGACGGTGCATCAGAGATCGCTGTGGCGGTGCGGGCTGAAGACGGCGGTGCCGGCTATAACGCCACAGCGGGCCAGATATCTGATATCGTCACCTATATTAACGGTGTGGACGGTGTTGAAAACCGGGCCGAATGGTTGACAAGCGAAGGGACCGATGAGGAGACAGACGATGCGCTGCGGGCACGGTATGAACTGAAATGGCAGGAGGGTGCCGGATATACCAAATATGCTTATAGGTCCTGGGCCTTGGGCGTCACCGGGGTTACGGAGGTGAATGTGCTGGACCAGCACCCAAGGGGCCAGGGTACTGTGGATGTGATTGTTCGTGGATCTGCAGGTGTGCCGACCCAAACAGTTGTTGATGCGGTTGCCGAAGTCGTAGAAGAAAATCGGCACCAGAATGACGATGTGGAAGTTCGTGGTGTTACCGCTGTGGCTGTGTCCATAGCGTGCGCTTTGGAAATCAAGCCGGGCTACATTGCCGAGGATATACTTGCAGAAGCTGAAACAAAAATAAGAGCATTATTTGACCCCACTGATGAGGTGGCTGGAGTTACGGCGCTTGAGATTGGCGAGGATCTGGAACCGGACAGGCTCGTTGCCGCCGCCATGTTGGCATCTGGGGTGAAAAGAGCTCCTTTTACCCTGCCGGCTGCCTCAGTGGTTGTCGATAATGATGAATTGGCAACTCTTGAATCGCTTGCCTTGACGGCAACCGAAGCGGCGGAGAGTTGATATGAGCCTATTCTGGGATTATTTTCGTAAGACACTGCGGTGGGGACCGATCTGGAAAGACGGTGTGCTGGCTGCCGTGGCAAAGGGCGGTGCGGTTGGGCTGGACGAGGCCCGCGATAATATCCTTTGGTTGAGGGGGCAATTTATGCCCGACACCTGTATTACGGAGTACCTCGCTAAACATGCAGCAGGCAGGGTTATTAGTTCTCAGCACTACAGGGAGACGATTGATCAATACCGGGACCGGGTTGTCAATGCTTTCGCATGGCATGAAAAGGGTGGTAAGGCCCGGGGCCTGTCAGAGATCCTTGAATATTACAGATTTGAAGATGTTCAGGTATACAGTCTGCGCAGTGAAGATGAGGAAAGATGGGCTGAGTTCAGGTTGTACGTAAGGCCAACGTTTTGGATGGAATCCGAGGATTACGATCTGCTGAAAATGATCGCGAACGAATATAAGGCGGCTAGCGCTATGCTGGAGAGTATTGTGGTGCAGTATGAGTCTGAATGCACGTCCCATGTGGGAGTGCAGGTGAGAACCGCCTCGCACATTGTTGTGGATTGCACTTAGAAGGAGGGATGAATGCCGAGTTTTCCTAATGGGGGAACAATTACAGAGGCTGGTTTGGCCTTACGGGCAAAAGTTGAGGCTGGCGCTGAATTGAAGCTTGTCAACTGTCTCATGGGGGATGGTGTGGCGGCTCAAGGGACTGATCTTGCCACTTTGAGCGCGCTTCTGAATGAGCAAGCGAGCTGGAGTGTGGCGTCTGTGTTGGCTCTAGGGGATGGTGTGGCCCGGGCACGTACTAATATAAAGAATACGGGACTGACGACCGGTTTTTATGCAAAAGAGTGCGGCATTACCGCAGATGACCCGGACGATGGCGAAATTCTGTACGCTTATGCTGCCGCAGATCCTGGGGACTGGATACCGGCCGAGGCTGAAGCATTTCAACAGATTTTTGACATGCTTATTATATGTGGGAATGCAAGCAGCATCTCCGTCAGTATAGATGCCGGAGCGGCGGATCTGACCCTTGCGGATATGGAGGAGCATGAGGCAAAACAGCTTGATCCGACGGATACTGACGCGGTAAGGGACCGGCACCTTTCCAATGCCCAAGGTAAAGTTCTTCTGGATCATACCACAAACACGTCAAACCCACATGGAACAACAAAAACACATGTGGGGCTTGGGAACCTTCCGAACGCTAAAAGCGATTCAATAACATTGGGCTCTTCGGACACCCTGGCGACATCTGCGGCCGTAAAAGCTGAAAATGATGCTCTGGTAGCACATGTCGGCAACAAATCAAACCCCCATGCTGTAACCAAGGCGCAGGTTGGATTGGGCAATATTCCGAATGCTAAGAGCGATTCGATAGCCCTAAATTCTTCCGTGACCTTGGCAACGTCGGCGGCGGTCAAGAGGGAGAATGACGCCTTGACCGCCCATATTAACGATAAAAACAACCCCCACGAAATTGACCAGACTGTTTCACTTATCGGTACAAGATCAACAAACGGAACCTGGACGCTAACCGGCTTAGATGTAAGAAAACCATTAATTATAGGGCTTTACACCACTCAGGATGGTGAATACGCTATAGCGGAATATCGAGTAACATCCGGTAGCTATATCGGCTATAACAACCGTTCTAATGGTTATTGCATATTAAAGTATAGTACAAGTGATAACTATTCGTCTTCTGGTAGCGCAACCCTTGTTCCGATTGCTGCGACGGTTGTTATGGAGGTTGTTTTTTCCACTACAAACACATGGATTTATGCGTATCAATAAGGGGATTTTATGCGTCTTTTTAAGCACAATAAAACAGTGATTAATTTTGACAACGATACTGACGCGGAAGCATTCAACGCCGCCAACCCAGCCGCCGAAGAATTAAACGCTGATGAAATAGCCAATGTATTTGGTGATTATCCGCATCTGGCCGGATATGGAACAACAACCATTGACGGAAACGGCAGCATAATATTTACCATGCCTGTAGAATATAGCGATTTGTCAACATGGCTTAATAGCTTTATCCGGCCGAATCGGGATGCGGCACTGCTTGAAACGGATAAATATCTGGTGTCAGATTATCCTATTGGTGCTGCGGACCTGGATGCAATAAAGGCCTATCGGCAGGAATTACGGGATCTTCCGGCTACGTTTACTGAGATAGTTGCGCTTGACAGCATTTCCTGGCCGCAGTGTCCAGTGGCCTGAATCTTGATGGCTCAACTTAATTAATATTTATAAAATGTGGGAAATCCAATGCCAACATATAAGAACATATCTAAGAAAGAGAAATCAGTACAAAGTATGGATGGTCGAGCTCGCACTCTGTCTGCGGGTGAATCAGGCGAAACCCTTATTTTTTATGACGACCCAGATCTTGAGCTGGTATCACGGGAACCCTTATTTCGAAAAGTTTTAGATATATCTCAGGTATTAGCTGCAAATAATACTTATGTCGACTTAAGTCCCCTTTGCGACTACGTCTTTGTAGATCAAATCGACGGCGAAATTACCGTGTTGGCCGAAGCTGATTCCGAGGCAAACAGAATCCCTTTGCTTAAAGACCGGACAAAAAGCCACCCTGTCATAGTACTGGAAATGTACGGGGTTTACGACAGGCTAATTATCCAAGGTACCGGAACTTGTTCTGTGACGCAACTTAGGGCTTTCCCTGGTTTAAAAAACTAAAGATTATGAGGAATAATCGTTAATGAGCATCCTAAAAGTAAAATACGATGCGACCGGTGCCGGTGATGGATCAACATGGGAAAACGCTTATACGTCTATATCGGCGGCGTATTCTGCTGCGACTACCGGAGACGAAATAGAAATATCTGGGGGTACAACCGGGCATCATTATGTCGAGCAAGTCAGAGACCAAAAAGGGCTTTACATTCATGGATCTTTTGAAGACGGTCATATAGGCTTAGTGACGGTTGGTGTAAGCGCATACGCCTACAGAAATGACGTATCGTCGAGTTGCTCGAACTTTGAATTAGCGAGCGATAGTTATGGCTTTTATCTTGGTGCAAGTCTTACAGCGACGCTTATACGCGCAAATGAAAAAGTATTAACAGGCTTAGAGTTAACCGCTGCCTCCGGAGATTTTGTTTTTAACTGCTGCGAATTTGACGGATGTGTAACTAAAGCCGGGAGGATAGGGCCAGGTGATGCCGGAACCGCTTCGGTTGTTTTTAATTATTGCCGGCTATCAAACTTGATCAACGAGGCATTATCGTCTGGTAATATGTCAGTACGGTTTGTTAATTCTGTTGATTTTAATCAGTGTTTATTTATAGGGAATCGTCGCCAATCCGTCTATGGTTACATAGGATCTGCTGATATAAGATTTAAAAATTGCAGTATATGTGGATGCGGAGAGTACGGCGGAACGCCTGACATTATAACTAAAAGCGGCAGTTTTACCGGCACCATAACGGCTGAGACATCATTGATATTGCCGCCGTGGGCGGGTGGTATAGGAGATATCGATACTCAAACAAACTGTATAAACGATGAAAATCCTGGGTTTGTAACGTCTCCACGCGTTGGTATCTCTACGGTTATAATCGACGATGGTATGAATTTTGGACATTGGAAAAATGTTGCTGATATGGCTGAGTCTCATGGAGTCCATTCCGTGCTAAGCTTAAGCAAACCATATGAGATGTCGCAAAACGATTTTGACGAGATGGGTCAATACATTTCAAGAGGACATGAGATAGCTTGCCATTCGACTTACCACTCAGACCCTGTGAGTCTCGATAAAATAGATGTAACAAGCTCCCAGACCGTGCCGACAATTGAGATATCCACGACTACCACATCAGTAGCCTCGGCTGATTGGGTTGGAACCGTGCTGATCAAAGAAGACGGTGTAGCTGTAGAAACTATAAATCTTTCAGGTACATATTCCGTGAACGATCTTATATCCGCTATTGACGCAGTTGCAGGATGGACGGCGTCTCTTAACTCTGCAAACCTCGGGTCTGCTAACGATGGATCGTGCCTTGCTACATGCCTGGCGAATGGTGAGTTTGCCGCTTCAGATACATCATTAAGTATGGAACAAGAAAAATTTTGGTATGTAGAAATAGCTGAAGCTAAAGCCGCTATAGAACAGGGTATAGGTCAGGAATGTATATCGTGGGTCTCGCCGGGGAATAGACATTCGGAAGATCTGCAAGCGTATTTAAGGTCTGATACTGAAATATACTCCGGGCATTTTGCTGATGCCGGAACGACTCCGTTTAAGATTTGTCGGATGAACGGGCAACCGTATTTAAGTGAGATCGATATGTCGAATCTGCCTGCTATCAGTATGCAAACCCTTATCGGGCCAGGAGAATCGGAAGACGTGATAAAGCAGAAATCAAACTCGGCTGGAGTTTTCCAGGCCCATCAAGGTTTGTGCATAATGCCCTATGACCACTCTGCTGATGCCTTTTCGGTCGAAGAATGGGAAGCCTATATTAAGTACACTAAAAAGATATCAGGCATGCGTATATTAACGATGAAAGAAGCTTACAAACTAATAGCGCTTTCCGGGGCATGGGTTAATTCAGAAGGAACGACCTATATCAGGAGCTTCGATGACAAATGGAATGACAAGATAAGGCAGGACTCCGTTGCTGTTAGTGCAGGCATACATGTGCCTGCACTCTATGGGCAAACTGACCCTTGGGGAGCTGGTGTTTATGATAAAAACAACATAGGCAGGGATCAGGCAGCGGGAGTCCCGGATGGTGGTGGTACGCCCCAACTCCTAATCGGGGGCGGTGTTTTAGCAGGTGCAGCATACATTTAATATTGTATAATCTTCACTTCAAAAGGAGGTAATCAGTGTCAGATATTTTGCAAAAAATAGGGTCTTTTGTTGGAGATGCCGCCCCGGTTGTTGGCACTATTCTTGGCGGTCCGTTAGGGGGCGCAGCTGGTGGATTGGTAAAGATGCTGGCATCAACATTTGGAATAAGCGGCTCGGATGCCGAGAACCCAGGCAAGCTTCTGTCAGCGATTACAGCGGACCCTGAATCCGCTTTAAAACTGCGTCAGTTCGAGCTTGAGAATAAGGTTGAGCTCGGCAAGTTGGCCTTGCAGCAGGATCAGTTAAGGATTGAGCAGGAAAAAATGCACTTAAAGGATAAAGCTTCCGCGAGGCAGCGTGAGGCGTCCGTGACTAAGGCTACCGGCAAAAAGAACTATGAACTCTATATCCTCGCAGCGATCAATGTCATCGGGTTCTTTGGCGCTTTGATCCTATTTATCTGTATTGGCCACAAGCTTAATCTAAACCAATCTGCCTGGACAGCAGTAGCCATGCTGCTTGGTGCGCTGGTGGCCTCGTATAAGGATATTATCGGCTATTTCTTTGGGTCATCGAAATCAAGCGGGGATAAAACGGATCTTATCATGCAGATGCGGTCTACAGATTAGAAAGACACCGCCCCGGTGGGTGCGACAACACCCCCAGGGCGAAAGGCAGAGACATTGCCAGACATCGAAAAATCGACGGTGCCTTTGCTCGGGCCGAGCAAAGGCGATATATCAAACCGTTCCAAACTTAACAAGGATAATGTCTCACCATGAACTCGCCTTTTGCATACATTGGTGGAAAATCAAGGCTGTCAAAGCAAATAATTACTGAAATTCCAGCACATAAAACCTATTGCGAAGTGTTTTCCGGTGCGGCGTGGGTCTTTTTCCGGAAAGAACCGTCTGCCGTTGAAGTTATTAATGATCTTGATAGCGACCTGATCGCTTTTTACCGGGTGGTCCAGAATCACCTTGAAGAATTTCTCCGGCAGTTTAAGTGGCTTCTCACGTCCAGAGAGTGGTTTGAAGATTGGAAAAATCAACTGGAAGCCAGAGGGTTGACGGACATCCAAAAGGCCGCCAGGTATTATTACGTCCAGCGGCAGGCTTTTGGCGGCAGGGTCCGGAGTAGAACATATGGTGTTCAGCCAGACAGACGGCCAAGAATTAATCTTATAAGGATGGAAGAGGAGATGTCCGCCGTTCATTTAAGGCTTTCTCAAGTATGGATAGAAAGCCTGTCATGGAAAGATCTGATTTTAAGATATGATCGATCGGGTGCCTTTTTTTATTGTGATCCACCTTATTTTGAGTGCCCTGATTATAAACACAACCTTGTTTTTGAAGATTATGTTTCAATGGCGGAGTTATTGAGTAAAATAAAAGGAAAATTCATGCTCAGTATCAATGATCATCCAAAAATGAGAGAGGTTTTCAAGGGGTTTCGGATGCGCCCGGTTTCTCTTTTGTACTCCGTTTCTAAAGACAAGTCGACCAAAGGTAAGGAACTTTTGATTAGAAACTATTGACGATTCTGGAGGGGGCTTTAAAACCCCCTCCCTTTTAAAGATTAGAATCCAGCTGCTCGCTTTAGCCTATTGGCCATCATATCTGGCGTTGGGTGTAAATAATGATCTTGTATTGTGTCTCTTTGGTCCCCGAGTAAATAGGCAATATCGTTGATGTCAGCCCCTACTTCGAAATACAGATGAGTGGCCAGCCAATGTCTGAAAGTGTGTGGCCCTCTGCCGTCTTTTTCATTCTTAAGACCAAGATC